TTATATATGTATGCTATTCATCTGTCAAACTTTTTGTAAAAGATAATGGACTATTTACCCATATATCTTTCTTTGCATATCTATTAACAATAGAACGTGACCAAGAGAATCCAGCATCCCCACCCCATGCATCCCACATTATTCTTCCGTTTGATGGATTACTTGTATTGTAAAAATCTTTTCCCTTTTTGTCTACTTCGTGTCTTGAAAAGAAGGAATACATTCTTCTAACAACTGATAAAGATAATTCTCTTCCAGCGGCTAGATCTGTTGCTCTACCCCATCCTACAGGAGTTCCAGCGCCAGTAGCTTTTCCCTCTTCTTTCCATCGTAGTGCTCTTCTAGCAGCAGCCCTCATTCCTGATGTAGGGCTAAACATTTCATCAGCCACTATATTTTCCTAAAAGAAAGTGGGCTATTTGTCCAAAGCTGTTGCTTTGCTAGACCCATTGATTTTGCTGCTATTAGATCTTCTTCTATTACTGAATTATGAACATTGACAATTGTCTCTGCATCATATCGATTATCAAAATTTCCAACTACCAGTCCATCGATATCAATGACTGCATATCCGTTGTCATTGCCATTGTCAGAAATGGTCCATGACTTTTCAAAATTTTGATGCATCTCTAAGACATTAAGAATCTCTTGTGCCTTCGAAGCCTGATTTTGTGAGGCATAAATAGCTGCCTGCTGACGCATTGCCGCACCCCTTGTTGAGTGGCATCCATGTACCTTGCCTTCTCCTCCTACAACTGGATATCCTTTACATCCATGTGTTCCTCTGCCGCCAATTGTGTAACGGCCCATACCAGGTGGCATTTGTGTCTCCTTAAAAGTGTGATAATAAAATTATATCATTATATAATCTTTGCATTAGCAAGGAAGTCCCTGATATCATCTGGAATTTCTCTCTTTGCCTCTGCTTCTTCTTTAATATTATATGACTTAACCATATCCCATGTATGAATTTCTATTTCCTCATTTGAATCTTTTCTGCTTCTTGATATGGCATTGTATACTGCACCACACATAGCATCCGCTAAGTCCTTCGATTTCTTTCTTGGATGGTCAACTTTATTCTGTGAAACAATCTTTAGTTCAAGTAATTCGTCTAGAAGAATCTCAATATGTGGCGCCACTACTCTTTCTTCATAGAAAAGCATTGCTAGATCCTCATAATGTTTCTTTGCAACAGATAATGTTTCAGATTTAATTCCAACGCTTCTTAGTTCCTGTTGAATATCAAAGCTTTGCCATCTGTCAAATGTCACAACATCAAGATTGAATCCTAGCCTTCTAAGATTAATAATCCAGTTCTTTACCTCAGAAAGATCTACTGGACCCTCTTTTCTTGGCTCCCACCACGCAATGGCATCTACAATAACAATGGGTACAATCTGCGTATAGTTTGCAAATGATTGCAAAGTTACCCACTTATCTACATGTGCTATTGCGACAGCACATTTGTCGTGCCTCTGAGCAAGGTCAGCATGAACAAAATAAGTTTGCTCTGGATCTGGCTTGAATGAAATATCAAATCTACGATAAGAATCTAGTGGATTACGAATACTCAACGCCTTTTCAATTTTATCTCGTGACTTGAAGAATGCATCACTTGAGTTTGTTGGCATACAGGCAAATCTCATTAGAGCATCTGATGGTTCCTTGTAGAAGGCAATTTTAAAATCTTCAATAGATCGTGTGGGATTCATTTCCCATGTTGGACGTTTGAGTGCAAATATCTTAGGATATTTATATGACTGAATATGATCCTCTTCCCACTCAACTTCAAAGGCATTTCCCTGAGCATCTTCTGGAAGTTCTGGATTAAGAATAAATTTATGAGATCTAATAATTGTTTCTTTCTCAGCAATAGCTCCATCATATGCTTGCTGAATAAAGTCATTCTTGTATCGTGGGAATGAAAGAAGAACAACTTTGCCAAAGTCTGGAAAACGTGAATCCACTGATCCACGGAATGCCCTATAAGTATTCTCAGCAGTCTTTGCCTGCTCATTTCCAGCAGACCCCTGACTTGCAAAACCAGAAATTTCGTCAAGTATGGCGAGGAATAGGTTTAGTCCCTCATGACTCTCTCTTTCTGAATGACCAGAATACATTGTAATAGACTTATCAAAACTTACACTGTTTACCTTGGGATCGTACTTGCCAGCAAACCATGGTGAGTTATGAATCTTTTTTACAAAGTTATCAAAGAATACGTTTCTTGCCTGCTCAGCATTGATAGCAATGTTGATAAGGTCAATCGCATCATTTGGGGGCTTACCGTAATATCGTGCAGGATCTTTAAGGCATAAAAGTTTATAGATAATATATGCACATCCAATGGTAGATGTATGGTCTTTTCCAGAACCCTTGCCGCACTGCATGATAATCTCTACCTTTGTATACTTCTTAAAATGTTCCTCGCCCTCTTCCTTGCCCATCATTCGAACAAGATCATCTAATCTATAGATTTGACTCATGCATTCTACAAGAGTATATTGATTATCTGAAAGAGCTGGTTGACCAAGGTACTCTGGAGATGTCACAAATGTTATAACATCTACAGGCCATTCTTCAAAGGGATTATCATCTAGTGCTTCAATAAGATCTGAAAAATCAAGCATCGATAACTACTGCTCCCTCAGATGAATTTATTTCAGAAAGTCTTTGAAGAATTTTATTGCTTATTTCAGGATGATTAGCAGCGATATCTTTTAATAGATTAATAATCATTTCATGCTTGCGTTCCATGACTGCCATTTCATCTGCCATTTCCTTGTTATCTAGAAGGCCAGCACGATGAAGCATATCAAGTCTTTTGGATTCTATATCTGTTATAAGTTTTATTGCACTTGTCTTTGCATTAATATTTCCACTTTGATCAGCAACATCAATGACTTCGTAGGCTTTTTTTATTAGACTGGAAAAATGTTGATCTGCTCCAGCAAGAGCCTCTCTAGCCCTTGAATGAATCGCCTGATTGCTTGCAGCCATTTGACGCCAGTCACTTAAAAGTGAAAGGACTCTGACCCGTGGGATATCTAGGGTACGGGATATCTCACTAGCGTCAGAGCCCTTCAAATACTCAGATGCTACAGCATTGACCTGATCAAGATGCTTTACTAGGTCTAGTTCTTTTGACACGTTTCTTCCTTTTTATTATTGGCTTAATACGATCAGGACGGAATGATCTCATACCGCGAGATAGATTTCTCTCAAGTTCTATGCAGTCAATCCATTGAACATTTGTCTCTGGATTTGTTACAAGACATATAAACTTAAACTCTGATCCATAAACGCCTTTAATCTTTATAATATCATCTTTTGATATTTTATGCCCATCAACATCTATTTCATACTCTCGTACAAATGGATCTATTGAATTAAACTTCTTTCGCATAAAAATACCTTAGTCTCGTAGTTACTGATATTATTGCATACTTCTATTTAATAGTCAAGACTTTATGCTATTGAGCCTATCTATTTCTCTATTGATATACCAGATTGCCTTCTTCAAATCCTCTATCTGCTTTCCCTTTAATTCAGATCTCATAATGTACTTAATTGCATTGCCCAAGCAGAAATTCATATGCTCAGTTATTTCAATAACCTCAATACCAGATGGGTGACTTGTATAGTGTCTTGGATGATTAACCATATCACTCATTTTCTTCCCTTTCTATTCGCTTTCAATCCAAACTTTGCTAAGTATACATAAATTGTTTGAGCACTGCAATTACATTCTGCAGCAATTTCTTCTGGAGTTTTCTTGTCTATGTTGTATCTTTTTGTCAGCCATACCTTTGATTGATAAAGCTTAGGCATCTTCTACACCATCCTCAAACATCGAGTTCCATCTATCTGAAACATACCATCCAATGCCTATTGCATCAGCAACATCATCATCAGAGACATTAATCTTAAAATGATCATTTACTGAATCTATAGTCTTATTCTTTCTGGTTTCACGCTGCTTTGATTTATACCAAGACTTTGATTTTCCTGGAAATTTTCTTTCTAGATCAGCTTTCTCATTTTTTGTTAGAAGTCTTGTACCGATGTAGTTTTGCCATTGCATAGGAGTAATTGACTTGATTACTCTTACTCCAGATACATATGCTGCTGATACGACTGCTCCTTGTACCAAGGATAACTGCATTCTGTCTTAGGAGCATTACTATAA